ATAGGTGGCGGAATAGTCCCAGCATCAGGATCAAGCCAATACAATGAGCTTACTTATGTAACTCGTAGAGCGTTTATCCCCAAGCTGGTAGTACAACTTTATAACAGCACACCATTGATGGCTGCGTTGATTGCTAACAGTCAATCTGCTTCAGGCGGTGTATCCCAAGTAACCGTGCCAGTTCAAGGCGCTCAGTTTGTTAACGCACAGTGGTCTGACTACTCTGGTTCATTCAACCAGCCAGCAGTTCAGCAAGGTGCTTTTAATGCTGAGTTCAACTTGAAATTGATGATTGCCCCAGTACCGTTCCTCGGTATGGAAGGCGCAGTTCAGCAAGATTACGCAATCATCCCTCTCATTGAAGCTCGTATGAACGATGCAACCAATGTGATGATGGATGCGATGGCTACAGCACTTTACACAAACTACACCAACACTCAACAGTTCATTGGCTTGCCAGGCGCTATTGATGATGGTACAAATATGCAGACTTACGGTAACATCAACCGTTCTACCTATACATGGTGGCAGTCTAAGGTGTACAACGCTGGTTCTGTAAACCCAACTCGTCAAAATGTACTTCAATACATTTCTGGTACAGTTAAGAAAGGTGCTGAAGTACCTACTTTTGGTGTTTGCGGTTTCGGTACATGGACACTCTTGGCACAAGACTATGTTGGTCAAGAACAGTATGTAATTACCCCAGGACACGGCTTTGATAGCGATTCCAACGGTCCTCAAGCAGCTTTCCGTGCTTTGATGGTTGCTGGTGTTCCAATCTATCCAGACCCATATTGCCCAGAAGGTACTTTGTACTTCATTAACAGCAACTACATGAGCCTCTATATCCACGATCAAGGTTCATTCGTATTTACTGGTTTTGAGTCCACACTTCCTAACTGGCAGATCGGTTATGTTGGCGCAGTTTTGATGATTGCCGAATTGGTAAGCACCAAGCCTAAGTCAATGACCCGTGTGCAGGGTTATAACTCTATTTCACTATAAGGAGCATATAACATGGCACTAGGTAATAATAAAATCCTGATTTCAGGTACTTATGCGAATACACCAGGCGCATTTTGGCAGTTAACTACTTTGTCAGTTCCAACAGGCGGTGTTGTAATCCCTGCTGGTAACTACATCGTGTTCCCAACAGCCAATGTGAGCATTTCTGCTGTATCAGCTTATAACGCAACTTCTAACGCTGCAACATGGTCAACTGTGATTGCTTCAGGCGTTGGCGGTTGGATTACTGCTGACGGTGTGAATGTGGCTGCAAACGCATCTACTGCTGCAACATTGACTTTAGCTACTGTAAACGGTGGCTTGCCAGTCAGTGGTACATTCAACGCAAGCTAAGGAGATCGGTAATGGCTAATCCAGATTCAGTATCACAGTATTACCTTGATAGTTTCGGGAATGGTCGCATTGCTGTAGCTCAAAATGTTTCCTTCAATACAGTAGGCAATGCTACCGTTACTGGTATTACATTGCCTATTCTTGGAGGTGGCTTAACACAATCAGGTTCAACTGCAACATCAGGTGCGGTTATTCTCCGTAGAATTACGGTTTCTAACCCGTCTGGTGATGTATCTTCTGCGTATGTTTCAATTTCAACAGATGCAGCAGGTTCTAATGTGGTTGTAGCGAATGTGGCGTTAACTCAGATCAACGGTGTAAACAAGTTCACTGATTTAACAATTGCAGCTCCTTATGCAGCCTCAGTTCCTGTTTCAGGCAATGTAACCCAAGCCTTATATGTAAATGTGAACACTGCTAGTGGTAACACTAACACTGCCACAATTAGCGTATATGGCGATGTTGTAAAGTTCTAAATATGTCCTCAATCTTCGTAACTAATAATTCTGACAAAAAGTTAAAAGATGGCTACGCTGGAGTCTTTTACACTTTTCCTAAAGGTGAAACTGTAGAGCTTCCTATTGAAGTAGCTCGTCACATTTTTGGTTATGGAGATGAGAACAAAGAGCCGTATTTGGCAAGACTTGGATGGATTATCACTGCTAATGACCTTGAAAAAGGTTTAGAAATTCTTTCTCAGTGGGATTTTTCATCTGAAGCTCCAAAAAAGAACCAATCTATATCCCCGTTGGTGGAAAGAGTACCCCTGCCGTCTGAAAGGAAGGCAAGGGGAAAAGTCCTACAGGCGGTAGCATGACTTATGAAAGGTAACCAGTGGCAACACTTAATTCATACCTTACGCAAGTCCAAAGGTTGCTTCATGATGCCAACAATAACTTCTACTCTCCTTCACAGTTAACGGATTACATTAACGAAGCTCGTCAGAGAACAGTTCGTGATACTGGAGCGTTAAGAGAAGTCGTTGTTACACAAACACCATGTATGGTTGCTCCTACAGCGACCATTGGCGGAGTTTCGCCACAATATCCATCAGCCTGGGCAGCAAATACTGCTTACACTGCTGGACAATTCATTTTTAGCAATATCTACATCTATCAAGTAACTCAATCTGGTACTACTAGCGGTACAGCGCCTCCGTATCCACAAGCTACTCAAAACAATTACAACAACTATCCACCAAGCGGTCAGTTCTTAAACGGCACTTGTGGATTAACTTATGTTGGTAATTGCGAGAATATTAGCTATCCAGCCTTGACCTACTTGATGGGAACATCACCTTTAACGCCATCTAACGGCAATACGGTGCTAGATATTGTTAACATCAACCTGTACTGGGGAAACTCCCGTGTACCGATGGATTACTTAGCTTGGAGTGATTTCAATGCACGATTAAGATTTTGGCAAAATTACATTGGCAGACCATTGGCATTTAGTATTTATGGTCAACAACAGATTTACATCGGACCAGTACCAGATCAAGTCTATCAATTAGAGATTGATTGCGTGGTATTGCCTAACCCGTTGAGCCTAAGCTCACCTAGCACTACCGATGTCATTAACGATCCTTATACAAGTCCTGTACAGTTCTACGCAGCTTATTTGGCTAAGTACTATGAGCAATCGTATGGGGAAGCCGAGATTTATAAACAAGAGTACAACAAGCACGCTCAGTCTGTACTCAACACAGTATTTACCCGCAGAGTACCTTCCGTATATAGCTCACCTTACTAATCATGGCATCAGCAGAACAGAAAAAGTCATACGATGTCATTAAGAACTTTAAGGGACTCAATACCCAGGCTAACCGCACTGCAATTGATTCTGAAGAATTTTCTTGGATAGAAAACGCCCAGCCTATTGGTTCAGGCAACATCAGGATTATTGCAACTAGCACTAATGCGCTAGGATCTGGCAATACTACCGTTGTCCAATCATCTAACATTGTTTATTTCAGTACCGTAAACCTTGGTGTTAGTGATTATTTGACCTTTTTCTTAGTTGACGGATCAGCTACTTACTACAAGATTCAAGACAAATCTACGGGCAATATTGCTCCTGCTGGCACATTTAGCGGTACTTCTGGTATGAACATTACCCAGTGGTACAACACAGAATGTCTGATCTTAGATTCTAATTACGGATATTTCACTTGGGATGGTAACAATACTGTCGCTGTAGGTGCTGTTGGCGTGATTGCCATTACCAACAAAGGTAGCGGATACACGACTGCTCCTACTGTGGTGATTAGCGGTCCAGATCAAACAGGCGGTGTGCAAGCTAATGCGACTACATCTCTTGTTTCAGGCGGTAATACTGTTGGATCTATTGTTTTGGTAAACGGTGGATCAGGCTATACCAACTCTGCAAACCTGACTGTAACCCTATCTGGTGGCGGTGGTAATGGAGCTACTGCAATTGCTGGTATTGCGACTTTTGCTACAGGAACGGTTCAAGTAGCGGTGATTGACGGTGGATCAGGATATACAGGAAACACTACGCCCGTAACAATTACAGGAGGTGGTGGCACGGGAGCTGCTGGTACAGCGATCATATCAGGGAATACCATTACTCAAGTGGTGATGACGAACCCTGGCACTGGCTATACCAACTCAGCCAATATTGTGGCTACCGTTACTGGTAATGCGGTTTTAAAGCCCATTATCAACAACAACTTAAATACTGGAATAGCGACCTTCTCAGGGCGTGTTTGGATTGCCTCAGGGCGAACTGTCACCTACTCTGCTGCGGGTGAATACAGCGACTTTACAAGCGTTTCAGCGGGTACTTTTCAGATTACTGACTCTACATTGCACGGAAACATCCGTCAATTAGTGTCTGCTAACGACTTTTTATACATTTTTGGCGATTCTTCCATCAATGTGTTTTCCAATGTGCAGGTTAATTCATCAGGGATAACCCTGTTTACCAATACCAATGTGAGCGCTTCCGTTGGTACGCAATTGCCTTACGCCATCATTCCGTACTTCCGTTCTGTCCTATTTATGAACAATTACGGGGTTTATGCACTGGTAGGATCTACTACAACCAAGTTATCTAGCCCTTTGGATGGACTGATTCAAAACATTGACTTTACAGCGCCTGTTTACGCTGGTCAGGTGATTTTGAACAATATCCTTTGCGCTGCTTTTAACTTTAAGTATTTTGACCCTACTTTTACGCAAACTTCACGCTATGTGCAAGCTGTCTTTTTTGACAAAAAATGGTTTATCACTAGCCAAGGTGACGGTCTAAAGTTCATTACTTCCGTACCAGTTAATGGTGATGACACCCTTTTTGGCACTACAGATACCACTTTGTATGAGCTTTATGCAGATGCTACTGATTCAGTTATCAGCAGAATCCAGACTGCATTGTTGCCGATGACAGATCCAATTCGCACCAAGCAAGCGTTAAAATTTGGTGTTGAAGCGACATTGACTCAAGGCGGTAATTTTGTAGTAACTGTGGACTCTGAGTATGGTGCAAGTCCACCTTATTACTTGGCTAATACTGTCACTTGGTATAACAATTTTGGAACGGTTATCCCTTGGATAAACAACAGTTCTCAAGTAATATCATGGACATACGGCACTGGTTATATTTTGTATAAATCAGATGCAATGCAATGGGGTAAATATATCGGTTTGACTATGACAAGCAACTCTGCTGCTTTCCAAGTCAATACATTTGAATTTGAACAAGAATTGAGAACGAGGTTCTAATATGGCTCTACCAATTACAGTACCGTATGTATTCGGAAATGTCACAACATCCATTCCGCTGACTAACCTAGATAGCGACTTTGCTACCATTTATGCAGCCGTCAATGGCATCGGAAACGGCACTGTAGCCCTTGCCAATGTGAGCATTACTGGCGGATCTATTCAGAATGTGTCAGTAACATTAGATACGATTAACAATACTCCAATCGGTAACACAACGCCTTCTACAGGCGCATTTACAAGCCTAACCGACACAGGTCTGACTTCTGGTCGTGTTACCTATGCAACTACTGGTGGTCTATTAACAGACTCTGCTAACCTTACATTTGATGGCTCTACCCTTACCACTCTTAATGCTGCATACACAGGAACACTCACAGGCGGTACAGGAGTAGTTAATCTAGGTTCAGGACAGTTTTATAAAGATGCTAGTGGTAATGTAGGTATTGGTATTACAAATCCTTCATCGTTTGGAAAATTAGCTGTTGCTGGTGGCAACATCGCTGTAAATCTTACTAGTAACTCAACTGCAAGCATTGATTTTTGGAATTCTGCTAATACAAAAATCAACCAAATTAAATATGACGATGCTGATGGAAGCCTAACCATTGGCTCTGTTACTGGTGGTGCTTATGTAACAAAGTTTCAAATTGCTGGCACAGAGCGTATGCGTATTGACTCTAGTGGTAATTTGTTGGTTGGTACTACAAGTACCAACGGAAAATTAAGCGTAGTTCCGTCAACATCACAATATGGTATTGCGGTAAATGCCCCAAGTTCGTCTGGAACTTATTATCTTCAATCTTTTTTAGCTGCTGGTACTGTAACTGGTTCTATTACTTCAAATGGAACATTAACAGTATATGCAACAACTTCAGATTATCGACTGAAAGAAAATATTAAGCCTATGGTTGGCGCATTAGCTACTGTTGCAGAACTTAAACCAGTTACTTATGATTGGGCTAAAAACAAGGCTAGTGGTCAAGGTTTTATTGCTCACGAATTACAAGCAGTTATTCCTGACGCAGTTGTAGGAGTAAAGGATGCTGTTGATTCAGAAGGAAATCCTGTGTATCAACAAATTGACACAGCTGTTTTAGTAGCTACTCTTGCTGCTGCAATCCAAGAACAACAAGCCCTTATAGAATCACTAACCACTCGCCTTACTGCATTGGAAAACAAATGAACTTTACATGGAATGTAATACAGATGGACAGATTAACTTCTGACGGCTTTGTAGTGACTGTTCATTACACAGTAAACGCTGTAGATGGTGAATTTACCGCTTCTACTTACGGCACAGTAGGTTATACACAAGAAGATAAAGCGTATATCCCTTACGCTGATTTGACTCAATCTGAAGTTGTTGGCTGGGTACAAAAGTCACTTGGTCAAGATACAGTAGAAGCTAGTCTTACTGCACAGATTGAAGCACAAAAGAACCCTGTACAAGAAACAGGGCTTCCTTGGGCAACTGCATAATTTTTAACCGCAACTTTAGGGGATACCTATGAAAACTTTTACATTAGAAGATAACGAAGCCTTATTTATCATTAATCAAATTGGTGGTTTGCCAAACAACACTGGTACAGCACCTTTGTTTACTAAATTGGCAGATCAATACAACTTACAGCTTCCTTCAAAAGAAGAAGCTCCATCACAGGAAGAAACCGTACAATGAGCGTATCAGCAGCCTTCACTCCACTAGGTAACACCGTAGTGATTACGGCTGCTACCTCTGCACCTTCTGCCGTTCAAGTTAATTCGAGCGGCAGCTTTGGTGGCAACCAATATCGCATTATTAACGCATCTACTACTCAAGGATGTTTTTTATCGTATGCACAAACGGCAGCAGTAGCGCAAGCAAATTGCGTTATTCCTACAGGTGGTAACAGTACAACTACCTTGTACATATTGCCTAATACAGACGAAATCATTACTTTTGTTCCTAATGCGTGGTTCACAGCCATTACTGCTGCTAACAGCGCAACTTTGTACATTGTCAATGGCGATGGAATGTAAATGCTCAAGGTATCTGGCAACTTTGCGGGATCACTAACATACCAATCTACTTGGGATGCGAACTCAAACAACCCATTTTTGCAAAGTTCAGTCGGTACTAAAGGTTTTTATTATGTTGTTTCCGTTGCTGGTAGTACCAATTTAAACGGTATTACATCATGGAAAGTAGGCGATTGGGCAGTATTTGACGGCAATGTTTGGGAGAAAGTAGATAACCAGACTGGCGCTGTCACCTCTGTAAACGGTCAAACAGGTATTGTTGTTTTAGGCGCTAATGATGTTGGCGCAACACCTAATACTGCTTATGTCATTGCTGGCACTGGACTTTCTGGTGGTGGTAGATTAACAGGAAATGTAACTTTAACTAATGCTGGCGTTCTTACATTTAACACTCGTACAGGCAATGTCACTCTTACTAGCGGTGATATTGTTACCGCACTTGGATTTACCCCAGGAACGGGGAACGGTTCTGTTACTAGCGTTGCTACTGGCACTGGTTTAACTGGTGGTCCAATCACCACTAGCGGAACTATTAGCCTTGCCAATACTGCTGTTACAGCGGGAACTTACGGAAACGCCACGATCAACGGTGTATTTACTGTTGATGCACAAGGAAGAATAACCAATGCAAGCAATGTTACGATTAGTGGCACTACTCCTGGAGGAACTGCTGGTGGTGATCTTACTGGTAGCTATCCTAATCCCAGCCTTAATGTTTCTGGCGTTACAGCAGGTACTTACGGTACTGCAACGGCATCTCCTCAAATTGTTGTAGATGCAAAAGGTCGTATTACATCCGCTTCTAATGTCACCATCACAGGAACATCCCCAGGTGGTACTGCTGGTGGCGATTTAACAGGTACTTACCCTAACCCTACTTTGAACACAAGTGGTGTTACGGCAGGTATTTACGGTACAGCCTCACAAGTAGCTCAAGTTACTTTTGACGCTAAAGGCAGGGCTACAAGCGCAGCAAATGTGGCTATTGCTATTGGTGTAGCTGCTGTGTCAGGCGCAGTGCCTAACACTACTTATGTATTAGCGGGATCTGGTTTATCAGGCGGGGGAGCGCTTACGGGCAATGTGACTTTATCTGTCACTGCTAATTCTGTAAACCAAAAAGTAACCGTTCAAAATAACGGTGTTTTAGTCGGATCTGAGCCAGCAATTAACTTTATTCCTGGTGCAAATATCACGATTACTACGGCTGACAGCCCTGGCACTGGTCAAGCAAATGTGACCTTAGCCGTCAGTGGTTTAGGCACGATGGCTGGTCAAAATGCCAATAATGTGATCATCACAGGTGGCACAATTAATGGAGTAGCGCTTACTTTAGACAGTATTCAAAATACTCCAGTCGGCACGACTACTTCTGCTGCTGCCGTATTTACCACCATGACTTGCGGGAATGTCGCAATCACTGGCGGTACGATAAATGTACAAACTACCAATTTAACAGCCTCTACTACTGGTAACGCTACTTACGCCACATCTAGTCTTTTGCTTGTACCTGCTGGATTTCTTGAAATTGACCTTAACGGTACTGTTGTTAAAGTGCCTTATTACTCGGTATAAACATGGACTTTCAATTACTTTTCAATATTGCACTTTCAATTGTCGGAACTATTGCTGGATGGCTTTTTAAAGTCCTTTGGGATGCTATTCGTGACTTGAAAGAAGATGTTAAAGAAATTGAACGAGGCTATGTAATGAAAGATGATTACCGCATTGATATTGCCGATATTAAAGGTATGTTAGCCCGCATCTTTGATAGGCTAGATGGTAAAGCGGATAAGTAATGAATTTCGATACATTATCCATTGTCAAATTTGGTGATATTGAATCATTAAATGACTTTCTTTTTGAAAATGGACTGGAACATCAAACATTTTGGAACAAATTAGCCCAAAACAACATTACATACAGCAAATTGCCAATTACAGACGCTGATCCAGCTAATTTGGATGATTGGCTTCTTGCTCACCAAGTAGAGCATCAGGCTTTAGCCGAGATTTTAGGTCTTGAAAACCCTTTTAATATGCTCGATGTGGACTTTAATAACGAAGAACAGTTTTACGATTGGGTGGGAACGCATTACACTATCCATCAGGAAATTGCTACCGCTTTAGGACTAAGTTAATGTCAAATATTATTTCTTCCCCTCCCCAACAAAATTCAAATGTTGCAACGCAACAAATGAACCCAGAAGTAATGGATTTGTTGAAAAACAAGGGAAAACCTAAACAACCCGCTGTTGTTGAAAAAGCAAAAGAGCAGATTCGCCAATACATCGTTCAATACAAATTAGATCCGAACACCTTAATTCAGGCTGGAAAACTTGCCCAACGAGGTTTGCGTGATCCTGTTGCCTACAAAATGGCAATGGAGATGGCTGTAAAGTACAAATTAGCAACCCCTCAGGAAGTCGGTCAGGGAATTAATTACAAGATTTTAGGATATGCAATTACTGTCGGAAAGTTAACGGAGCAACTTGTTGAAGAAGGTATCTAATGGAGGCTTACTGCGTTCCTGCTGAAGCTGTTGACTATGTATGGTCACAAGTAGAGCCTTACTTTCAAAGGGCTTTGGATAGGCATGATGCTGAGTTTGAACTGAACGACTTGAAGTTGTATGTAACAAAAGGTAATTGGAAGTTATTTGCTTTTGTTGAGAATGAAGTAGTAATTGGTGGTGCTGTAGTGTCTTTTGTAGTGTATCCACGATCTCATGTGGCTTTTGTCACTTGTATTGGTGGAAAAGGGTTAATAAAACCTAGTAATTATGCAAAGTTTATGCAGCTACTAAAAGAATATGGCGCTGATAGGGTTCAAGGATATGTAACGGATTCCGTTGCAAGACTATATGAAAGAGTTGGCGTTCTGAGAAAAACGACAATGATGGAGATTGTTTTATGAGTTTATTTAGCACTCTTAAATGGTTCTTTGTTGACCAATATATGCTCTACGGCGGTGGAGGAGGCGGTGGTGGCAAAGGCGGAGGCGGTGGAAAGTCACCTATTCAAACTATTGTCGCTGTTGCCACCCCAGTTGTAGCCGTTGCTGCATCTGTTGTTGCTGGACCTGAAGTTGGCGCTGCAATTATGGAAACGGCTGGCGTTACTGACGCTTCTGCTGCTGCTACTGCTGCGGTAGGTGCTGCTGCTGTAGGCGCTTCTACTAATGCGGTGGTTGTTGCTGCTAATGGCGGAAGTGCAGATCAGATTGCTACTGCTGCTGCTGAAGGTGCTGCATCTGGAGCTGTAGGCGCATCTGCATCTACTGTTGCTCAAGCGATTGCTCCTGCCGTTGGCGGTGATGTTGCTAGCGTTGTTGCTAATTCTGCTGTTGGCGCTACTCAGGCTGCCATTACTGGCGGTAATCCTGTAGCTGGAGCTGTTGGTGGCGCTGTAGGCACTGGCGCTGCTGAAGCTGGCGCTCCTACTTCTGTTGCTGGTGCTTTAGGCGGTGCTGCTAAAGCTGCTACAGGTGGTCAAAATGTGGCTGAATCTGCATTGGCTTCAGGTTTGGGCAATGCTGTAGGAAGCTCCTTACAAAGCACCCCTGCTGCAACAACATCATACGCACCAACTGCATCAAATATTACAAGCGATGTTCCAGAACCTCTTGTACCGACTGGATCTGTTACTGTTCAGCAAGTATCACCAAGATTGACCGATGGAGCTGGTAATTACTATGTTGATAATGGTCAAGGTTCATACTATCAATATGACTCCAGCAATACTTTAATCAATACAAGCGCACAATTGCCAACGGATGCGACATATCAGACTCCGTCAACTACTGCGTCAAATACCTCAACGCCATCTGACATTACAAATGCACCTCAGATTGCGACTGTACCGAACACTACAACTCAATCAACTTCTGGAAGCTCATCTTCAGGAACGCCAACATCTACACCCACATCCACAGATGCTTTAAGCAGTGCCTTGGGAACAAATTTAGGCAACGGAACATCCGCTCCTACTGCAACCTTATCAGGTGGCACAGGAGTTAAATCAGGTGACGGCACAGGCGCTAAATCTGTTTCCGCTGGTAAAGCTGGTGGCGGTGGTGGCACTGGATCAGGCGCTAGCGGTACTGGCGGAACTGGTGGCGGTGGTGGCACTGGATCAGGCGCTAGCGGTACTGGCGGAACTGGTGGCGGTGGTACTGGAGACGGTACAGGTGAAGGTGATAATCAAACCGATTACACAAAAGCGCCATTTATGACCACTATTGCCAATATTTTAGGTGGTAGTGCTACAGGAGGCGGTACTGGATCAAGCGCATTGTCATCTGCTTTATTAGGCAGCTCACAAGCCGTAAACCCAGCCGAAGCCACTGGATCTCAAGACCAATTAGGATATGGTCAGAGAAAAAATGTTTGGAATGAGGAATCATTAAGAGGAGCATTAGGAATATAAATGGCAAACTTAAATAAAGCTCTAGGAACGGATTTAGCTGCTTTAGCTAAATTATTGCGTTCAAAAGGTCGTGGAAAAGACTCCGTTCTTGCTCACATTACTCCTCAAGAAGCTGCTCTTTTAAAGCGTAGAGGCGGTAGAGGCAGTATCAACCCTGCTACAGGATTGCCTGAGTTTGATGATGGCTTTGACTTTACTCCTGTAGAGCAAGCGCCAGCCCCTGTTGAACAAGCACCTGCACCAGCTCCCGCTGAAGCTGCTCCTGCACCCACAACCTCTGATACAGGCGGTGGTAACTTTGGCATTTCTACTGGCGCACCTGCACAAAGCGCAACTCCTGACCTTACTGGCGCTCCTGGTGCTGGTCAGACTGCTGATTATCTAAATCAGGCTTACGGCAGTTTTACTCCAAGCACTTACGGTCAATTGCAACCTGGAATAACTACTCCAATTGGTCAACAAATTGCTGATACAACAGGTCCTGCTGGTGCTACTGGTTTAGGCGGTACTTCTGCAAATCCACAAGCCACAATTCCTCAATCAAGTTTTTTTGGAAATGTAGTCAATCAATTAACCAATCCAAATACATTGGCTAAATTAGGTTTAGCAGGTGGATTAGGTTTATTTGGTGCTTCACAAGCTCGTAAGACTGCTGGTCAAGTTAATGCTGCACAAGGTCAAGAGCAAGCGCTAGCACAGCCTTATCAGACACAAGGTCAAACATTAGTTAATCAGGCTCAAGCTGGTCAATTAAGTCCTGCAAGCCAACAAGCATTGCAAGCAGCTAAAGCTCAGATTAATCAACAAGTAGCTAATCGTGGCGGTGTTGGAGTTCAGCAAGCTGCAAACCAAGAAGCTCAAATTTATCAAACATTGCTTAACAATCAATACACATACGGATTGCAAGTTATGCAGATTGGTGACAATATTGCTCTTGGCGCTATTAAAACTGGCTTACAACTCGATCAGCAACTTAATCAAGCAACCACTAACTTTTATAGTCAATTGGCTCAAATGGTGGGCGGTGGTTCTAATGGAGTTTTAGGTAGCACAGGTCAAACATTGAAAGTGGTGAACGCTAATGGCTGATACACAAACAATAACTAATGATAGCAGTTTGTCAGATTCTTTAGGCTTTGATATTAATAAACTGCCAGGATTTTTAAAGCAAGAAGCAACCGCAAAGAAAGCTGCTTCCACTGCCGATATTCAAGCAAAGGCTTTAGAGGAGTCTGTTGGTCTTGAAGAAAAAAGAAAAGCATTAGAAGGAATCAGCTCTGAAGATAAAGCGCATTATGAAGATGTTAAAAAGCAGATGATGCCAACGCCTGAGTTCAAACCTACTCAGGATAATGCTGCCGATATTGGCGGGTTATTTAGCATGATCGCTACTATGGGTGTTGCTTTAGGCGGATCAGGAAAGCTATCTGGATTAAATGCTATGAACGCTATGGGCGGTATGCTCAAAGGTTATCAGCAAGGTCGTAAAGACTTGTTTACTAAAGAACAAGCTACTTTTGACAAAGAATTGGCTTCCATGAAAGCTCATAATGATGAGTTAATTAAAGATTTAGAGCAATACAATAAGTTAAGAGTCACTGACAAAGAAGCTGCATTAATTAAAGCTGGAGAAATCACAGCTAAGTATCCTGGCGTTATTGCTGCAAAAATTAACGCTGGTGACACTAAAGTAGTTTCGGATATTGCACATAGCAATTCTGAAATGCTAATGAAAATTACCGAAGCCAGAATTAAAACAAATCTTTTAGGTGCTGGTGGTGGAGAAGCCTATGCTCTTATAAATAATTACAAAATTCCAATTGAAGAAGTCGCTAGATTAAATAAAGATCAAATGCCTATTGTTGCTAGTAAAGTTGAATCTGCGAGGGTTACTAGTGAATTAGCTGATTTAATCCAACAAAATCCAGGGTCTGTTGGTATTGCTGGATCAATCTTAGCTAAAGCAGATAAATACTTACCAGAAAGATATGGATCTCAACCAGTTGATACTGTTAGAAGTCAAATAGATAGTGCGATTGATTCAGATACAAGTATTCAGGGAACTCCAGATCAAATTACTCAAGCTAGGGTTATTGCCAAGAAAGCTCTTGATGTGGTTAATGCTAGAGCTTTAGCCGTATCAAAACGATTGCTTGTAAGCGAATTACAAATGCAAAAACAAGTAATCGGTATTGAAAGCATGTCTGATGCTTCAGCACCAACCATTTTCAAAAATCTTGCTAAAGATGATTTAAAAGGTTTAAAACGATATGGAATATCTGATCCTACTATTGAAAAAGTAGAAGGTGAATTTGGATTATCTGGCAAATCCCAACAGGAAAGACCTTTCCATTGGGAATATAACGCAGATAAAACCCAAAGAAGGAAAGTATATGAGTGAATCAAAAGTAGGTGAATGGGAAGCCGTACCTCAAGGATCTGTTTCCGTAAATGTAGGCAATTGGGAAGCTGTACCCGACAATAAACCAGGATTTTTGGAAAAAGCTGGAGCAACTGCCTATGGATTAGGCACAAGCATTTTAGGTACTGGTGGAGATATTGAGCAAGCCCTTTATCCTACTGAAGCTAAAGGCGAAGGCGCATTAAAAGGTCATTCAACATTTTCTCCCACAACGGAAGAAGCTCAAGAAATTTACGGCAAATTCGGTATTCCAAAACCAAGAAAAGAAGTTAGCGGTTATCAAAAAGCTGGAGAATTGTTACCTGCAATTGCTGGAGGCGGAAAGCTCGCATACGATTTAACTAAAGCTGGAGTTAAAGGCATTGGAAAATTAATTGGCGGAGGTAAAGACCTTGCTGCTGAACTACAGGCAACTACTGCTGGTAAAACTGCTGAAGAAATTGCTGCTGCTGGCAAGAAAGCTACCACTGCTGAGAAGCGTGCTGGCGCTGCTGAGAAGATTACAGAGCGTGAAGCTGGTAAAGGTGAAGCTGCTTACGGTCAATTGCCTGGCGTTCAAAATAAGATTGCTGAAGCAGATGTAACCATTGGTCAAAGATTAAAAACTAAAGCAGATGATGTTTACAACAAGCTAAAAGAAACTAGAGCTACTAACGCTGAAAAAAACAAGGCTGACGCTTTTGGATTTGCTAGATCCAGAGAATTTATGGGCGAAACAATTGAAAATACAAAAGCCTATCAAAATGTTTTAAACAAGATTGACAGTTTATTAAAAGATAAAGACACTGGTTTAGCCGTAGCTTCATTAGATGCTATTAAAAACCCTTTAAATCAAATTAGGCGTGCTATTGATCCTCGTTATGTAGATGAGGCTACAGGCGTTGTTATGGGCAGACCTATCAGTTTTCAAGGCATGGAAGATTTACGCAGATTTTTGCGTGATCGCTCTTACGGATTACCTGCTGAAGGTTTTGACGCTATCAATCAGCAAAAAGCTGGCAAATTGGCTGATGCCGTTGAAAAAGCAATGTCAGAATTTTCTAATGGAAAAATTGATAAATTTATTAATCAATATCGCAAAGACTCAGATCCATTAAGAGCGTTTGAAAGTAAATTGGGTAAGGCATTAATTGGTGAGCAAAAAGGCACAACGATTGCTACTACTGCTGCTCAAGATATTCCTAAAGCAGTATTCAAAAATAAAGAAAACTTTGATAATTTTGTTGATGCCATTGGCGGTGACAGAAAACTAGCCCAGGCTGAGGCACAAAAATACTTTGCTGGTCAATTACAAGGAAAAGACGCAGCTCAAGCAAGAAAGTTCATTGATGACAGAAATACTCGTGCAATGCTCAAGGAAACTGGATCTTACGACATGGCTAATAACTATGTCCGTCAATTAGAACAAGCAGAAAAGCGTGGAGCTACCGCATTAGAGCGTGGCAAAACTAGAACTAAAACTGCTGCTGAACAAAGAAAACTTGAAGGCGAATTGCGTATTTTGCAGTCAGATATTGACCGTGCAGACAAGATTGCCAGCCCTAAAGAGAAGATTGATTACATTAACAAACAAGCTCAAAAATTGGCTAATTACCTGCCTATTGAGCAAAGAAATCAGTTTTTGACTGAAGTTCAAAGCGTTGTTAATGCTGAACAAAAGAAATTAGCCATTAAGAAGTGGACTCAGATCGCTCTTGGCGGTGCTGGTCTTTACACCACTGGTCATATTGCATCGGGATACCTAGGAAAATGAGCAAGAAATCAAAAGGATTAAATCCTGATCTTGAGGATGCTGTTGCCAAGCTACTAAGAGAAGTGATGGCAGATGAAATGGCTTCCCTTACTGATAAATGTAAGGTGATTGACCGTATGGTGAACATTGAAAAGCTCAAGCAGAAGATTTCTGACGATGAGTGGGGTAGTGGTTTTGGCAGTATTGATGATATTGATGAGTAGGGTTAAACTGTGATCTTTAACAAGTTCATAGGGGATAAATATGGAAGCAGTAGCATTGGTACGCCTAGCGTTAGGGGTCATTACAGACCGTTTGATAACGATTTTAGGTTTAATAGCAGCAAGCATTATGTGCGGTTGGACAATGTGGAATCCCATGTGGGAAAGAGTAACAACACTAGCAATATTTGTAGTTTTTTGCTACCTTGTAGTCAAGACAAAAGAAAGGATTAAAAATGAGCCTAAAACCGAAAACCCAGGGGAGTAGTGGTGGTCAACCTCATAAAAGACCTACTGAATACAATCAGCAGGTTGCTCATGCTATTCGCCCTCAGTTGCCTAGAGATGGTTCTGCTGGCGGAATTAATACAGCATTAACTGGCAAGATGCCTTCAGGCTATATGTCTGTTTTTAACTTTGATGGCAATACAAACACCAAAGATTCTAAAACTACTAAGCCAGGCAACGCTGGTAAAAAGAGTATCTACTAATGGCTAATAATATCGCTTTTCAACCGATGGGAAAAACGGTAAAAGTAGCCGTTAACGGTGCTGCCAACACGCAGTCCAATGTATATACCATCACAGCAGACAGCCCTGTTAACCAGTATTTTATTTCTAATGCTGATGTTAATAATGCTGTTTATGTTTGGATCAACCCTACCAATACTTTTAATGTGGCGTTACCAGATAATGGTCCTAATTATGTCATTCCTTTGCCACCATACGCTTATAGAGTAATTACTGGACCTCAAGTAAGTCAGTCAGGCAATGTGTATGCAAGAATTATTGGCGATGCTGCCAATGCGTCTGTTTATATCACCCCAGGAGAAGGATTATGAGCTTATTAGATAAAATTGAATCTTTTGTTAGTAAAGAATGTATTGAAATGGGTAGCGCTATTCATCAGCTATTACAGCGTTTTGCTGTTCATGCTGAACCACAAGAGGAAGCACAGGCAATTACCGAAATAGCTCCTGAAGTTGCTCCTCCCGCTGATGTAACACCAGTAGAGCAAACTCCAGCCGAGTAATGGATAGAAAGCCCGCTGCTGCCATAATTGCAAGCGCAGCGGTGCTTGTTGGAGTTGCTGTACATGAAGGATATAGTGGCACTGCTTACCAAGATGTAGGCGGTGTTTATACCGTTGGTTATGGTCAAGCTGACGGTGTCAAAAAGGGTGATAAAACAGATCCCGTAAGAGCGTTAGTCAAGCTAGAAGAAAGTCTTGATGAACACGCTAAAGGCATGGTGAAGTGTATTCATGTGCCTATTTCTCAAGGAGAATACGATTCTTATTTGGATTTTACCTATAATGTTGGGGTGTCTGCTTTCTGTCATTCAACCCTTAATAAAAAACTTAATTCAAATGACTATGACGGGGCTTGCAAAGAGCTTCTAAAGTGGGATACGGCTGGAGGTAAGGTCGTTCCAGGGCTTTTAAAACGCAGACAAGAGGAATATGAAAAGTGTTCGGCTCAATCCAGTTGAAATTGATTTCTTACTTAGTTGCTATTACTTTGATTTTCAGTGCTGGCTGGACTATCAACGGATGGCGATACGAAAAGAAGATTGCAAGCGAGAAGATTGCTCAGGAACAAGCAATAGCAGCCAAAGAGAAAGAAAATCAACAGGCAGCCGATCAGATTAGGAGAGAAAAAGATGCTCAAATTAACGCTATCAACAATCAGCTTGCTGATGCTCTTATCAAGTTGCGCTCAAGACCCAGTCGTAGTCAGTACAGCGCCAACAATGGACAAGGTGGAACTGGGTTGTCCCTTTCTGCCGAGGATGCAGCTTTTCTTGACAGGGAAGCTGCCAGAGCAGACGGACTGCGGACAGCACTAGCAGCCTGTTATAAACAATATGATGAGGTAAAAAATGGCAGATAAACCTAATCTTTCTGTTGGTCGTGGCGAGAAGCTCTCCGTGTCCGCTGGCGGTGGCTTGACTGCGAAAGGGCGAGCCAAATATAACAGAGCCACAGGATCAAAGCTAAAAGCACCCCAAAAATCAGGCAGTCGGCATCGTTCATTTTGCGCTAGATCCAAACACTGGAAAGGTGAGCGTGGCAAAGCTGCTAGGAAGCGCTGGGGATGCAGGTAGATTCACACTACAAGTCCCTTCTTAAAGCAGTTACTTGGCGCATCACAGGTAGCCTTGACACCTTTGTTTTGTCTTGGATTATCACTGGTCATGCCTCCCTTGCCTTTTCAATTGCTTTTGTAGAGCTTTTTACCAAGATAGCCCTGTATTGGCTACATGAGCGTATCTGGGTAAATATTAAACTATGATTCATTGGGTACTAGGTTTGAATGGGGCTTCTCCTCCCCAAACAAAATTAAATTGTTGCACTGCAACATTAACCAGCAGGGATCAATTTACCCTCAAAGGCGTAAGTACCTATATGAGCGAGATCACACCAGGGAGCAGCGTAAACCTTACCGCCAATTTGCCTCCAAATACGGCAAAAGTGGTAATCCTCTGACAACAAGCGCTGAGTTTCAGGCTCAATCGAAGTAGTAAAGAACTCTTTAATCTCATCACGCTGCCCAACAGTGCCAGCAAGGTCTAAAACATCATTAAAGTAAGTTGGCACATGATCTGCTAACTTTTCAAAAACTTCACGCTTAATCAGCATATATCCAGTACCGCCATTAAAGATCTCTACAGGCTCTGCAACAGGCACAGTGACTTCTCCTTGGTAATCTACCAAATTGACCACAAAAGAGCCTGTATGGTGCTTTAAACGATCATTAGGCACACCAGCATCCATTGCGTTCTTTACTGTATCCCAGTTAATCTCTTTTTTAGGGTAAATACCGCAAATAATGTCTTTATCAGCCTCAATCATTTTTACAATGTCGTGAGGATTGAACTTGATGTCTGCATCTATAAACATGAGGTGCGTATATTCACCTTTGAGAAAAGTTGCTGTTAAAGCGTTCCTGGCACGGGTAATTAGGCTCTCATTGAACATAAAACTAAAAGAGCTGTTTATTTTGTAGTGAGAAAACACCATTTGAGCTTGCATCACTGATTGAGTGTAATAACCAGCGCACATACCTCCGTACATTGGCGTACTGATAAACAATTTCACTTTAGATAAGTCATACATGATTCCAAACCCTTCCATTTTTAATATTGTTGATTGATTGACGGCATACGCCGTATAAATTTGCTAAATATTTTTCTTTAAGACCAGATCTCAAGCCATTCTTTATTTGTTGCACCTGTTTTTCCGTCAACTTAGATCTGGCATTTTTTTCACCTATTGTTGATCTGCCTTTTCGTTTCATGTCCTGAAGATTGTCTTTTTGAGTTCCTAAAAACAAATGACTTGGATTAACGCAAAAACGATTGTCGCAACGATGACAAACATTCATGCCTTCAGGAATTTCACCAACAAAAGCCTGATAAGAGGCTCTATGAGCATAATATTTTTTGGTATCGCTTTCTATTTGACCGTATCCCCTTGTTGTTGTTGTTCCCATCCAAATCCAACAACCAGACTCAGTAACAAGTTCTACCTTGTTTTCAATCCTGTCTTTGGTAATTTTCATAGTAATTCCATAAAATTTAAGTTGCGATAAATAACGCCATCATTCCATTTGCGATTTTGTGCTTTTTCATACAGATAAATGATTTTTTCTGGATAAATAAACAAAGGCTCACAATCCTCAAAACAAAAAGCATAAACCAGCGGTGCTTTCTTACTGCTAAACCATTCCAAAAACATCGGAATCATATTTATTTCTTTTTCTTTGAAATTGGCTGTTCCCTTAACATTAACAACCATTGTTTCGTCACCTCTAGTGATAACAAAATCAGGTAGATTGCGTAAAAGGCAAGGCAAATTGAAAAAATTAGCCACATTTCCAGACTTTTCATCAAAGCCAATCCTATTGACTTGATAGCCGTTAAATTGACACCATTCCTGAAATAGAACCTCACCTTTGTTAGCAACGGTTTGTCGCTCTGCGTAGGAATTTGATCCATTCACTATTTGAACTCTTTAACAATGACGAGATCACCTAGTATCTGCACAATCTCAAAAGTTTTTCCGTTAAGTTGTTTTCTTTTCCAAAATTTCATTCCTCTTGTGCCTTAAATTTATTGTTACGCTGATTTTCTGACTTTGTAACTGCCCTAAGATTTTCAATGTTGTTATCAAACCTATTGCGGTTTATATGGTCAATCACCAATGGTTCAGGCGG